GCCGTGATTTCGATGTCGGGAATATTTTCGATGTTTTGATAGATCGCGATTTGACCGATCTCAAACACCTGCTCCAAGTTGAAGCGAGTGTTGATACCGACACTCTGAAGGCCGTGGATTGACGTGAACGTATTTGTACCGTCTGCGGCAACACCGGCCTGTTGCACGGCATAGAAAATTCTGCGATTCGACGACATCTATCTCTCCTTGTGGTTCTGTCTTACGTCGGACTGCCTGCCGATAGTGAATACACCGCCAACCGGCATTCGCGTTCAAATGGAATTGGCCTGTCCATTGACAATGGGTGTATAATCATGCGGCCAAACACATAACAGGAGAACAACGTGAGAGTTGCTGCAAAGTCTGCTCATCAATCTGGCGACGTCTTCCACAAACTCACTCTGGATCGCATGCTTATGCGTGGGTCACATCGATACTGGATTTGTAAGTGCGACTGTGGCAACTCCACTCGCCCGTTGCGAGAAGACAAGATTGTCAAAGAGACCAAACACCGCGTACGTTCCTGCGGATGCTTGCGTGCGAAAAAGAGAGAGGAACACCATCTCTGGCGTGGTTGTGGTGAATTGGATGGACAGTTCTATGGCTTCATCAAGTGCCACGCGAAACGACGCGGCATCAGCTTCGACCTGTCAATAACGTTCTTGTGGGAGTTGTTCCTTAGACAAGGCAGGATGTGTGCTTTGACAGGTCTGCCTATTACATTTGAAACCCTGAACAGCCGGAAGCACGGTGCAATCCAAACGGCTTCGTTGGACAGAAAGGACTCGTCTCGTGGATATGTCCAAGACAACGTCCAGTGGGTACACAAAGACGTCAACTACATGAAGAACGACTATACGATGGACCGATTTCTTGAGGTCTGCCGTCTCGTCGTTGAACGCTACGGGCAATCCACATCGACCCCCGCCCGAACCACGGCATAATGCAGGTCGCCGATGCGGGGACGCTCGTAACCCCTCATTTCCTCAAACCGTAGCTGCCGCCAGTAACAGCCGCCATCACCGGTAGGTTTGATGAGGTCCGGATACATGTTTCCTGACCCGGCCGGCGAGCCGTAATCGTCCAGGGGAAACCGATCTGTGCTGAAAAGCAGGTTCTTGTCAAAGCCGTCGATTCGCTTCTGCCACTGAGCCGTGACGATGTCGTGCATCGCCTTCTTGTCGGCCCTCATTTCAGTCAAGATGTGGAAAGACACGGACTGACGAACAATGGCCCCAATCGAGCCAAGCTCAAACGGCTTCCTGGTCGTGTTGCACTCGGCCTCGACAATCACGGCCGGCAACTGAACGCGGTTCTGAGCCAGGATGTCCCAGGCTCCACTTCCCTGCTGCATGAACTGGCTGTCGTCAATCCGGAAGCTGTCTCGCTGCATCTGCTGCCACCAGGGCGTGTCAGCCGTATACCACTGGAACAGCCGGTAACTGTACTCGGCAGTGACCGCACTGGAGGCCGGGATCGGGCTGTTGAAGATGACCTGACCGAGTGGATAGTTGATGTGGTGCGAGTATCTCCCGGTTTCCGCGATGGAGTGGAATCCGCCATTGACGTAGACGCCGGACACCTGAATCGGCTGGGTCGGATACGCAACGCCGGTTTCCCACACCCAATCCTTGCGGAACGCTTCCCAGACCTGACCGTCCGTGTAATTCGGATCGGTGACCAGCCTCAATCGAGGAGGGTTGCCGCCGTAGGCTCCGGAAGCCGGAATGTGGATGTTTTGGAAGCCACCAATCCCGAGCAAGCCGTAGTTGAAGAAGCTGACGAGGTTCGCTTCGATCTGGTCAGAGAGTAGCGAATCACCGAAATTGTTGACGCCATTTAGCGTCGTCTGGGAACTCATTGGAGATTCCTCTTGATCTCTTCAACCATAATCGCAACGGCCTTCGGACCAGTGCGGGATAGGGCTCGTGTCAGCCAGTTGTCAGTGGCCGTCCCCGAGAACTCTTCTGGAACAGTCCAATGGCCGGTTGGAACCATGATGCCAAGACCGGTTCGACCGAGAGACCTTCCGGCCCGACTCGTGCCCAACAATCTCTCGCTACCAAAGAAGTGGTAGTCACCAATGACGGCATTACCGCCTTCCAAGAGCAACCACTTCAGCCAATCGACTTGGTGATGCTTCTCAGACGGGAAGGAGGCACCTGGCAAACCAAGGATGTCTCCGTAATCCGCCCGAAGAATCTCGACACGCAAACCGCCGGTCATTCTCCCGCCGTTCACGGTCACAATTATCGGGGTGACGGCGACAGATTCTCCGATGGTCTTGATGATGTCCTCGAGGACGCCATCCGCGTTTGGAACGCCCAATTGCCCGCGTAGCGTTCCATAGTTAAGCAGGGAATCGTACTCGGGGGACTCACGAATTGCTTCGTCGATATCCTGACGCACACGCTCCTTGATACGATTGGTGGACTTATCGATGCCCTCGTTCAACCGCTTGGCCAGGGCGGCGAGGAAGTCCCGCTCGAACTGGCCAACGTTGATTACGAGGTCTGCGTCCATTAGCCTTTAAGCTCCCACACGGCAATGAAGTAGCGGTTCTGGATGATGTTACTGCCGTCTCCAGGCTGACCAACAAGTCGATAGGCCAGACGAATGTACGGCTCAAGCGGGGTCTGAAAAATCATGTGGTCACACTTGATAACCTTGGGCAACCACGGATTGATGAACCCTTTGGTTTGCAGAATCCCGAAGGGCACCCGGAGCTTCGAGGTAGGTATGGGCACAAAGAAATGCTTGGGCTCCCAAGCACAAAGGAAGGTCGTCTCTTCGGACACTTCCTGTGCTTCCTTGCCCTTGCCGCTGCACATGGGACAAATCGTGCCGGATGAGAACTCCATGGGTCCGCCCGTCTTCCAGACGTTGGCAGACTTCCCCGTGGACGGATCGAACCTGCAATTCGGGCAGTTGACCATCCGCGGAGGGTAAACAAGCCGGCAGGTCTTACCGAGCCCGCCGGCCGTGTTATTGGCGTACAAGGAGTCCAGAGCGGCAGTGATGACGCTCCGGACCCCGCTACTGAGAATCTCCATCGATTAATGCTCCCAGTTGCCGCTTCCGCCCACACCACCGTGGTAGCGATATCGTCCATCCATCTCCTGGAAGAACTTGAGGGAGTCGCCGCTGGCGAAGTGTTGCGTTCGCTGAGGGTTGTCGTAGGTTGCCGGTGCGTTACCGAACGAGCCACCACCAACGACACAGAGGCCGTTGATGATGTCCTTGCCGGTGATGATTTTCTTTTGAGCCACTGAACTCTCCTGCTTAGATGAAGGCCTCGCGTTCGCGGCCTGGTACACTCGTGAAGAACCCGCTTCCGATACTGCGGGCGTACACACGGAACGGTCCCATGACGGCAGCACCAGCAATGCGAACCTGGCCAGCCTGGTATTCCAACTTGGCGTCGTCGTAGACAGCACACCAGCCCTTGTCGAGCAGCTTCAGCTTGCCCTCAAGAATTCCGCGAAGGTCAACAGACGAGCTACCGTCCTTGACCGAAATTGCCTGCTGAGCAGCGATGATGGCCGAACCGCGGTCAATGAAGCACGCGGCCTTGTAGCAAGTCAGATTGATGAAGCTCTCGTCTCGACTCGCCGCGACCGATGGGTCAGGCGTGATTGCCTGATTCACGACGTCACAAGCGTACCTCTGCGAGAACACAAGTTCCTGACTGACGTACCTTCCAGCGACCACCAAAGTCGTCGCGAGGGTATCATCCGAATAAGTAATCGCCGTCACGTCACTTACCAACGTGCGAAGAATAATAATCATCTCGTCTTGCCAGGCCATTTACTTCCCCTTACGTCAAGTTCGGCTTGACTTTGAACGCGACAATGTCGGTATGTCCCTTGAAGTTGTTGACCTCAATGTAACCCTGGTGTTTCCAGTTACCGTCAATGTGGAGGTCGCCGCCAAGAGTCGCATACTGCATGTTGCCGTCCGAACCATCCGTAGAAAACACGGCAGTCATCGTTTTCAAAGCTCCGTCAGGAGCCTTGAATATGATCTGCATGACAGTCGCCCCAATGAGCGACAGGATCAGGCCGTCCTGGTCGTGAACGGTGAGCTTGAAAACGACTCCGATGTCGCCGGAATGAATATCTGCCGCCATTAGCTCAACTCCAGTTCCTGAACAGACACGTTGGTGGCCAACAGCTTGCGGATATCGGACCTCACCGCCAGGGACAACGCGGTAGGTGCCTCAGACTCAAGTCCAAGTGCAGCTTGCACGCTCTCGAGCACAAGTGTTTCCGCTTCCACCGTAAGTGCCTCAGATACAACTACCTGGCAACCGTTCGATTCAAGCAGACGCACGAACACCGGGAAGTGTGCAGTCTGGCTGCTGATGAGGACATAAGCCTCGCCATCAACCACGAACACGGCGAGGGCCTGGAGACCAGTTCCAGCCCCAACAAGGACGTTACCCGAGCCAGAGGCTTGAGAAGCGACCTGAACTCCCAGCAGTCCGCCCGCGAGTTTTCGACCAGACCCATCGAAGATTCCAGATCCCGTCAACGACGAGATACCGAACACCAATCGCAGGGCAGTAGCCGAAAAGGCAGCATCCGCCACAAGATTGATACCCCGTTCAGCAATCAGCCTGCCGCTTGTCGTTGCTATTGCGTTCGCAATGGCATGAATCGAACTGTGGGCAGTCTTACGAGCGGACAGGAGTGCCAAAGCAGTAGCGGAGCTATGACTTACGCCTTCGGCGAGGAACCGTGCTGTGGGGCTCAGGGCCGCAAGGGAGGACAGGTGGCCATTGCCGCCCACGATGATGCCGCCAGACGAGTTCTGGGTGGCCTGACAGGACGAACTTGCGTGTCCACGGGCAGCCAGTCTTCCCGCGAAACCTGAGCTAGCCCCTCCAGAGCCGGTAAAGGCACCCCTGAGCACGGCCCGGCCGACAGCGTTGATGATGGCATGGACATGCAACAGGAAGGTGCTGCCAAGCGTAATGGTGGACGAGCAACTGCCTGAATAGGCACCATCAGCAAGGACACGCCCGAATGGCGTGATGATGGCTATGGACGGCAGGTTGCCACGAGAGACGACTCCGATGCGACCGGAACCCGAACAGACGGCATCAACTAAGCAGGAAAGGGCTCCATCGACCAAGATCCGACCCGCGGGGGCCATCGACGCCAGGGTCTGGGATACGGAGTTGCCATCCAGGATAGACTTGCCACGAACCAAAGAGAGGGCCTGGGCAGATCCCGCGTAGGCCCCGTCAGCCAAGATCCGACCAACGAGCGAAGCCGCGGCGGTCGCCGACTGAACCGAGTTGCCCTCAGCCAGTTTTCGCCCAGCTACAGACGCCGTAGCAGCAGCAGAAATGGTCTCAACACCCTTGGCGAGAAAATGTCCCGAGAGAGCAGACGTGCAGCTTGCCTGCTGAGAAGATGCTCCCTCACAAAGCTTCTTGCCGGTCGGAGAGAATGTGGCCAAGGCAGACTGGCTTGAACGGGCTTCTGCAAAAACTCGGCCAGTAGGAGTCGCGGTGGCGAGAGCCGATTGAGTAGACTCACCATCAGCGATGGTCCGACCAGCAAGCACAGTAGTACAGCTTGCCGACTGAGAGGACTGACCACCGGCTACACGGCGACAAGTGGAACCCATGGTCGCGAACGAGGACTGGCTGGAGTTGGTTTCGGCAACTTTGTGGCCGGCAATAGACGAAGTGGCGGACGCAGACAGGGAAGCTTGCCCGCTTTGAACCTGCCCACCCGCTTGGGCCGATACGGGTGACGACGATAGTGGTTGAAAGCCAAGCATCAGACACGGAATCCTTAGTCTGCATCCCCAGCGTTAATGTGAGTGGTTATCGCGGTCTTCAGGTCACTGATAGCGAGGTTAGTCGGCAACTGGAATCCAGTCAGTGCCGCCCGATTTGTGAGAGTTGTTTCTGCTCCGAGCCATGTCAGCAAAGCATTGTGTTTCGTGCCGATGGTATTTGCATAGTCGATGAGGACTAGGCCGAGAGCACGGAGTGCTTTGTCCGAGGCATTTTGGTCGGCCAGCATCGCCAATGCAGCCGTCCGTAGCTTCGCCGTTGCGATGGTAGCACTCGCGACCGCCAGTTTATTCACGGCATCATAGCTGTATGGTCCTACGAATGTCGGCACCTGCAATAGTTCGACATCATTAGGGCCGGGGCCAACACCAGATCGGCTATTGATATCGCCTATCTCCCCTGTTACCGGATCTAGGAAGCCATAGATAGAGTCTGGCATTAGATATCCTCCTCGTAGCCAATGACGAAGATGTTCTGGGTAGCCCCCGTCGTCGCATCACGGAAATACGCGAACTTGCGAAGATTGTCACAATGGCAAGGCTGCGTTACTGATGCAACACCTGCTGCTGGGCAGGCGATGCCCGACTCGGCTTCGGAGACGCTCGTCCCGCCAATCGTCACCATGTCATTGCTGCCCACCCACAGAGTTCCAACGGCAGTCGGAGCAAGTGACTGGAGGAACAAAACCAGCGAGACGGCTGTCGGTGGTACGGCGTTGTTAGCGTCGAGTGCAGTCCAAGTCGTTGCTGACCCGCTCGTTAATGCTTGCACTCTGGACTGCGTATTGTATTTTCGCCGGCTGTTGTTGCCGTCCTGTTTGAACTTAACGATGTTCCCTGCCGCGGTGTAGCACAGACTGCCGATTCGCTTCACGCTGACGTTGTAATCGGTCACGCCGAACGGCGTCGTCCGCTGGGTAGAGACGTAGGCCGTCGTTCCGCTACTGCCCTTGCCAAGCCAAACAAATCCGTACTGTGCCGCCGAGACTGCCGCCCGAGCGTAAATTGTACCAATCGTGATAACCGCATTGGTGAGAGAGCCTCCTGTGGTCGCCTCTGTCAGCACCAACGAAGAAGCTCCGGTATCAGCTGAAATTTTCTGGACTTGATGTGGACTGGCCCCGTCTCCAGCAATACTCATCGTTGGTGATTCAATACAAGAAATCGGATCACCGCTTGTGAAGCTGACCGCTGTGGCAACTGTCATGGACGTGTCGCTAGCAATTGCCGTGATACGGATGAATGCACTTGAATGTGTAAACCCATCCACACCGATTAGGTCATTGATCTTGAACTCTGTTGTGAAAAAGCTGCCCGTAGCCGTGACTGTGGTACTAGCCGTAACTGTGTTGAACGTGCCAGTGCAGAGCCTCTTTTTAAAGTCTCCTGTCCAATTGTTATTGACGTTCCCCGTCGAGAGTGTCGCACTGTTATTCACGGTGACTTTGCCGGTCCCCGTGAAGCTGTCAACACCCAACGTACCAGTGGATGCAGTGCTAATAATGTAGGTCGTTCCGCCTGCGAGCGTGATGAAGTCGGCATCCGCCTTGTCTCGGCAGATAGAAGTGGGGGCATTCTTATTCTGGTAGCCAACAAGAATTGTTGTTGTGCTAACCCATGTGAGAGGGAAACCAACCGTGTCTCCCGTCCATATGCCCGTCGTGATTAACTGACCTTTAAGGGAGATAGTGCTGCCAACTCTTCCAATCAGAGTGCTAGTAGCATAGGTGCCGCTGATATTAACGGTTGATGTGCCAGACCCAATTGCATTACCAGAATCCAGGAACAAAGTCCCGCCACTTGAGTTACCTGAACCACCAAAGCCTGCAATCACAGATATTGATGGTCCATCAATGTTGACACCAGTTGACGAACCAGCGATTATATCAATTCCGTTCGCTGTGGCGGCATTCGATGTATATAACGACAATGTGCCATCTGACGTAACCGAAAATGTCCCACCGGTTTGAGTAAACCCTCCGGTGACAGTCGTCGTAGCCCCGGATCGGCCTAGTCCGACGGCTGTTGCTGCGATGGTTATTGACGTAGTCTGAGTCGCCCCAATCAGCATCGAGAGAGCATTCGTCTGACCCACAAAAATAGAAGCGGCACCACCACCAGTAGGTGCCCCAGAATCAAGGCTGAGCGTACCGCCATCTCCAGCAGAGACTCCTCCGTTTCCTCCCTGGATGGTAACTCCAGCACCGTTTGCGACGGCACCCAATTGAGGGCCGGGCTGCACCGTAATGGCACTGTTTAACGTCGAGATTGCGAGTGAATGCCCAGAGCCCGTAGTGATGTTCGCATTGAACGTGTGCAAACCAGACCATATCGGCGTCGATGAAGCAATAATGATCTGCCCGGCCGGAAAATCAATCCAAACGTTCTTTGTTCCCGCCGAGAAGCTAACCGCCGATCCACTATTGGAACTTGCGAGGACAGACGTCCGAGCAATCGTCACGCTCGCCGTGTACGTGCCGAGCCCCACCTCCCACTCGTTCGCAGATGGATTCTCAATCGCGTAGTAGAACGTGTCGTTTGTTGACAACACATCCTGAAAACGTCGGAAACCTCCAGACAAAGCAACCCCAGAAACCGTGAAGTTTCCAGTGCCGGTTGTCGTGGAGGTTTCTTTGACTCGGTCGAAGAAGAGGGGACTAGACATGAGCTAAACACTTTTGTTGACGATGTTGGCAGATCCGCACTCGGCACTAATCGAGCGACAAATTGATGTCGGCAATGTTGAATTTGAACTGGTCACCGCTTGAGATGAGCTTCGGCAGGGTAAGAGCCCCGTAGTACAGGACGTGACCGCCGTTGTAACTCGTGCTATCGCAAATCGCGACGCCGGAAACCCAGCCCCAGTCGGCCGACGCAGCAGTGAAGGTGACAGAAACGAGGTTGTTGACCTGACCGTCAGTGCCGACCGGATCTTTCCAGTTGGTCGCCGAAGGATTGAGGGCCTGGCGAGCGTAACTGCCGGTGTTGGCCAGTTCCTTGCCGGACAGGGTAACGTCGGAATCGATAGGAACATTGGCACACAACGCAATACCGAGCGTGCTGGGCTTCGTGTACGTACCAGAACCGAAAACGTGCGACTGGAGAAGCCCCTCCAGGTAGTCAGACATTGCACCCATGATGTTCTCCGTCAGTGAAAAAAGGGGTGACCCATTATTGGGCCACCCCTTAAAGTTCAGTGGTTACTAGGGACGGCCCCGTCTTAGAGGGCACCCATCAGGACGCGGCGGCTGTCCAGGACGCTAAAGCCGTGCTCGCCCCAGCCGTACATGCCGGCCCGACGCTGGCGATGGAAGGTCGGATCTTCAAAGATTTCGACCTCAGCCCGAATCGGCATCACGAACGAGTCGCGATTGAAGAGGTCCAGGCCGACCACGACTTCCGCCTTGTCGGTCGGGAGCGTGCCACCGAGGGTGTTCGCGAAGTACAGTTCGTACTCCTGGTTCACACCGAGTTCGTCGATGTCGTGAACCACGACCTGGAAGACCTTGCCCATCGGGCTGACGCCATCGTCACCACCCGCGAGGAAGATTTCCCGACGAGTCAGGTCGTCGATCTGGGTCAGATCCCACGAACGCATGTCCTCGATTGCCTCGGGAGACATGTAGATGTCCGTGAGCTTGCCCTTGTTGATGCTGGTGCTGTTGCCACCCGCATTCCGACGCATGGTCGTCTTCATCAGGGCGATGAGACGCTTCGTGAAGAGGCCGGAGGTCGCGGCATCGTCGTAGACGACCGTGTTGCGGCCGACGCCGGCAGCCAGGATGGTGTGCCAACCGTCGTTGTTCGCCTTCCGGACGAACGTCGCCTCGAGAACCTGCATCGCACGACCCACAACGTCCCAGCGGGCGTCGCGGCTGTACTTCAGGTTCCAGTCGATGCTGGAGCCGACATCGTAGGTCGGCACCATGAGGTAGTCGCCCTCAACGTGACGTTCAGGAATCCGACCGTGGTTCGGAATCGTGTAGGCCACGAAGTTCTTCTCAGAACCCGGCGACAGGAAGTCGAGAGGGAACTCGACGCTCGCACCCGGCTCGAAGTTGATCGGCTCGAAGATGCCGGCGATGATGTCGCCCTTCATGACACCCTGCTTCAGCGGCAGGGTAAGAGCCGTTGCCAATTCCCGCTGGGCGGCAATGGCAGTGTTGTAGTCGGTGTGACCGGCCCGCTTCAGGAGTGCATTCATCTCCGGGGTCGGACGCTTGCGAGTCGCCATTTCGTTCGTATCTCCTATTCTCTGTCTTCCGGTGTTTGTGATTCGTTAGTCGTCGTGCTTAGACGACAGGGAGGTTGATGTTCACGGCCGCGTAGCCGTCTTCGTCGATGCTCGTCGCGAACTGACCAACCTTCGGGGTTGCCACAAGCCCGCCCGTGGACGAAACGGTCGGCGTGAGCACGCCACTCGTGGTCAGGTAGGCCGTCGAGCCAGCGGTCGGCGAGCCGGTGACCTGATCCGTCACAATGCGGCCCTTACGGAGCAGCGTGCAACGTTCGTGGATGATGGTCTCATCCTTCTGGAAGTTCTTGTGGTAGCGGGTCTGATCGATGCTCACGACATCGTTCATCAGGAGGCCGACCGGGACTTTGCCGCTCGGGCTCGCGAACAGATCCGCCTTGCCAGCCGTGTCACCCAGGCCAGCACCAGAGCCGGCCACCGAGTAGCACAGCACGACGCCGCGGGATGCAACCGACTCACAGGTCTGAGTGATGTCGGTTTCGAGAACGATGCGGTCACCCTTGAGTGCCATTTCTTATCTGCTCCTTGTTCTGTCTTTGTGGCTTGTTAGTTACTTGGCGTCTTCGACTTCGCAGTCGAAGTAAGAGGCAATGGCCTTCTGGACTTCATTTACACCGGATTCGGGCGTTTCCACCGAAAGTGCCGCAGCGGCCTGCTCGGGTTCGACGCCATCGAGATTGGCGGTGTCAGCGTTCGCGTCCTCGGAAGCCGAGGCGGAAGCCATGGGAGCCGGCAGGTTCGTGGCCTTCGGAGCGGTCTTCGCGGTGCCATGGGGCACAGTCGAATTGCCGTTCTGAGGGTCGTTCGTAGGAGCGGGGGCCGTCATCATGTTCGTGCCGGCCATCGCCTTGATAGCGGCATCGAACTTGTCGTCAGGCAGGTCCATCAGCGACGTGGCGAGGGCGACGGCGTTCTTGGCGACGTCTTCCTTCGTCTCATCGACCTTGAGGGCAGCCTTGACCTTGGCGATGCGGTCGGCAATCTTCTTGTCGGCTTCGATCACAGCGAGCTTCTCGGCGACGGCCTTGTGAGCCTTGTCGTTCTCTTCGAGCTTCGCAGCCAGGGCGACGGTCTCGTCGGCCTTGGTCTTGAGATCCGCTTCGACCTTGGCCTTAGCCTCGTCGAGTTTCTTGATCTCGTCGTCCTTGACCTTGATGTCGGCCTGGAGGGTCTCGACCTGGGCCTTGATCTGCTTCACGTCGTTGTCACGCAGCGAAGCCTGAAGACGGTCGATCTCGACCTGCTTCTCGGTCAGTTGCTTCTGAAGGTTTTCAAGTTCGGTGGCCATTGCCTTTTCGCTCTCCTGTTGATTTGAAGCGGTCTCTTCGACCGCCAAAGTTGAATACACCTGCTCTTGCAAAACATCGTTGAAATGCTCAAAGACTTTTGCAGAAGTGGGACTGAAAGGTTCAGCGTCGTCGAGGATGACGCTCTCAGGATTGGCGGGGTTGCGTACGAGGCCTTTGCCAGAAAACACGATGTTTCTGAGCAAACGCCCGACTTTCATCTCTTGGTAATTGCCGGTGCCGCCGTACGCACGAAGATGCTTGGTAAGAAATGACGTCTTGTCATTTCGAGCTACGACCTCTTTGGTGCCGTCCTTGCCGACAACCGCATAGTCAAAGCCACGGAACAACGCCTCCATGCTGACGAACCACTTGCCCTCAGCGATTTCCGCCAGGGTCTTGTCCATCCGCTCTTGAAGGTCTTTGTCTGCCCAGTGCTTGTAGAGGACCGCGGCAGTTACGATGTGGAACTTAGCAGGAAGGTCATCGACGACCGTTTCATCCGCAAGGACTTTTCCCTGCTCATTGATGGCGTAGTTGCCCGTTATGTGGCCGATGATGTCTTTGCAGTTGTGCTCCCAATTGACGGGCTTGTCTTCGGGAGTAGCCTTGGCTGCCCAAGCCTCTTTTGGATCGAACACGTCGTCGTTCTTGTTCCAAACGCCGGCCGTAACGAGAATCGTCTTCAAGTAGTGAAGATCGAAGTCGCCTACAGCAGCCGTGACGACACCCCCTGGAAGTTGGGCGGTGGCAAACGTGCTGTTAACCTTGAACGGCTCAACAGTCTTCGCAACGGCACAGACAACGGACGAGGCAGTAGACCGAACTAGGTCGGCAATGCCTGCGTCGCGTTCTGCTGCGTATACGGGGATCTGCCACATGGTCTTTAGCTCTTGGAGAAGAAGCCGGCGATGTCCGAGAAGGCCTTGCTGGAAGTGTTGTCCTTCGCGACCACGAAGCCGGGATGATCGACGCACTCGGAAGCCTGGGCCTTCTGAACGGCGTCCTTGGCCTGGAGCGTTTCGCTCGCGATGATCTGAGTGAAAGTCTTGATTTCCGTGTCTTCGTCTTCAGACATCGTGGAAATCACACAGCGGTACTCGTCTTCGTCCTCGTACGACGGGTAGATGTTCACGCCGCGGACGTTGGAGAGTTCCTTGCCGTCGATGGAGACCTTCATCTCCTTCGAGTTCGTGTCGTGAGAAACGGTAATGAGAGCCATTGACTTTCCTTTCGTGTGTTGTGTTCAAACGAGAAATACACCGACTAGGGCCGGCGTAAGAGCCAATCGCAGAACCGCCGCCACCAAGACTTGTGGCCGACGATGAAAAGCGAGGCTTTGCTGTCACCAAACTGTGGGAAGATTGGCCAAGGAGCTTGATGCTCAGACAAGTGCCGGTGTACGAATCGCTTCTCGTTGTTGTTGTGAGTCTTGAGGATGGCCGGCGGCTGAAGGCGATTCAGTTGTTTGCCCCACTGGGCTTCGAGGACATCTTGTTCATCAGCAGGAGAGACTGGGGGCCAGTACTGCTCTTCTGTGGGCACTGCGAAGAAGTTGGTGTGCCAGACTCCTTGAATCGCGACGCCATTGTTCCAGTGAAACAAGACCGCCTGGTGCGGGTCTTGGCCAGTAATCTTGTCGTCAACGAACTTGTACGTGCCATGATGAGGCAGAACGTCGCCCGCCTGACCAATCACGTAGACGTCGTCGTACCAGTACTCCTCGGCGATGGTCTTCAGGCCGAGACGAAGGTTGTGCGACTCCGGATGGCTCGTGGCCACGCCAGGAGTTTCATCAGGCAGAGCCGGCCGCGTTAGCAGTCGCTGGACTCGACCTTCTTTGATGAGCTTTTGAAAGAACCAGAGCCGGCACACTTCGGGTTGAGCCCAAACGATCCAGATATGTGGCTCGAACTTGAACTCTCCGGCCTCGAAAGCCTCCCAGATCCGATCAACCGCCTGCGAAAGCTCGAAGTACCTACGAAAGCACGTCAGCAGAATCACCGGCCTCTTCATCCTCGTATTCGCCCTTCCAGAATGCGTAGACGCCGGCCTGATAACCTCGCAGGGTTTCGACTGGTGGCTCTTTGCTGTTGTTGGCTTCGACGTGCTTCGCCACGGTTGCCCGGAGCAGTTGCATGACCTGAGTTGGCACTTCGAGTGAGCCCGTCGCCGCCTTGACGACGCTGGACTTGTCGAGGTCGTCGTGAATGTCGAACTGACAGAGCGTGCGGAACCGCAACTCCTCGAAGTTACGAGACTGCTCTTCCGTCAACTCGCGGTGAGTCGTTTTGCCGACCGACTTCAAATAGGCCGGGCCGAGAACCTGGAGGATCTTGGCCTGAGCGTTGGATGCCCAGGCGGTCGCCTCAAAGAAGGACGCAGAGGTCCGCGGTGTGACCCGCTTCTGCTTCCGCGGCTTGGTGTCATTGGAGTTCTTGGGACGACCCTGACCGGGCTGGCCCTTCTTGGTCCCAGGCGTCGGAGTATTAAGAGCAACCTGGGCCGGGTGAACGCCATGCTTGAGTTGCAGCTTCTCGGTCCGGAACTGGTGGTCGTTTTGCTGTTGCGTGGCCTGGTTCTGGATCTTGGCCTGCTTCACCTGCTGATCGGCCGTCTGCTCGAGAAGGGACTTGTCTCCCTCTTCCTGCTCTTCCAGTTCGACGCCGGCCTGACTCGGGCTGATAACGCCAGTCTGAGCGAAGATTTTCTTCAGACCAAAGTCTTGCTGCCCATCGTGGAACGGATCGGCCTTCTTGGGCATTTGACCGTTCTTCCGCTTGCGGGCCTCGCGACGAAGACGAGCCTCTTCAATCTCCGGGTTCTCTCCGAATCGCTCGATGATGCACTCCCAGGAGATGATGTCGCGGTCGGCCAGGTTGATGAGGAGTTGCTTCTCAGCGGCCTCGTCACTCAGGACCATCCGGTCGAACACAAGCGTGGCCGGGAAGCGGAATCCCATCGCCTTCTGGACGATGCGAAGCTCTTCCTCCCAGAACATGCGGAGGATCTGCCGACCGTACTCGAGACGCTCGGTCAGCGTCTTCAGCGAAATGAAGTTGTTGGTGAAGCCGCCCGTGCCATTCCCTGCCAAAGAAGGCGGGACGCCGAGGCCCTGGAAGATGGCGTTGAGGACCGGCTCATACTTGTTGTTGCCGAGGAACTTGTGGACTTCAGTCGAGGTCTCGACCAAGTCGATTTCCGGACCCCAGACCAAGTCCATGACGCCGCCGCCAACGTTGTTCATCAACATCTCGGCGAGACGGTTGATGGCAACCTCAGTCGGCATGATCTTGTGATCGAGCGATCCGAGCTTCCACACGCGAATGCAGGAGATGGCACCGTCGAGAGCGGCAAGGTCAGCCAGCTTCATCTTCTGAAGCAGATTGAGGTCGCTCAGGACCGAGTAAAGCATGGGCTTGGCCCACACTTCCCAATCGTCCTTCTTGTAGTAGAAGGCCTTGACCTTATCCATGTCCAAGGGGATGAAACTCTCTCCCCTGGTGACCAACTCGCGAATGTCGCTTGGGATCTTGGCGAGCATGGCCTTTTCATGCTTGCCTTTGGCGGTCCGGATCTTGTTGCCGAGCGGCTTGGGAATCTTCAGGCCGAAAACGAAGGCGTCGGGGCCAACGAAGACGGCCAACTCCTCAGACATGACCTCGACCGCGAGCGGATTGAGGAAGATGTACTTCCAGGGGATCTGCCGCTTTTCGACCTTCTGGTCGGGGACGGGGATGTCGGCGTCCATGTCGGCCGTCGCCCGCCGCATTTCTTCTTCGACCTTGACGGGAATCTTGGCGAACTGACGTCGGATCAGGACGTTGCCGGTCCGATAGAGCAGGTTCAGGAACCGTTCGCTGCGTTCGCGAGCATTGATCCGCCGGAACCACTCCTTGTGCCACTTCTCGATTCGCTCGTTGGGATGGTAGAGCCCAATGCCTTGGGTGGCGAAGTCCGCCATCAAATCAACGACATTCTTGACCAGGCCAATCCGGTCGTAGGACCGTAGGCAAGCGGCCATGATGTCTTTCGACTTGACCGGGAGCATTTCCCCCGTCCGGTAGTTCTCGTAGTCCTGGCGGTCGAAACCGTCGCGGATCGAGACGTTACCGGGGGCGATGTCGGAAAAGATGTTGGAACCGTGAGAACGGACGATAGGCTCGACCCGTTGAAGAGCCCGCGAGGCCTGGTGAAAGGCGAGTGCCTGGCTCCGCTCGTCATTCCATGTGACGAACATGGGAGCATCAGGCACGACAGGCTTGGTGGCAGGATTGGCTGGCTTCTTCACGGGCTCACGGTCCGATGTGATTGCGTTCCGAATGTAATCGCATCAAGCAAATACACCGACAACTAGCGTTTAACGACCGCCCCGTAGGTTTGCGGGTGGCGGTTGGATTTCTGGGTCCACCAGTCAGGTCCGATCCACATGGAAGAACTGGTCGTCTTCTTGCCCTTCCCAAGCTCGTGAGCGAAACCGCCCATGGCCTGGTACTCGGGAGCGACAGGGGCACGCTGCATGGTGCGGCCGACCATGTTGGCCATGAGTATGGAGGAGTAGCGGTCCTTCCGGAGCCGGCCCTTCTTGCCACCCTTCTCCTTGGTCTCAGGAGTGTCCCAGCGGTCACGCATCGACGTGCCAGTCTGGGTGTGGACAATCGACGCGAGTTCGTCCTTGATGGCCTCGATCTCCAGGAAGCAGTCTTCCAAGGTGTCGTAGAGCTTCTCGATGTGACCTTCGCTGTCCACCGTGACTCGGCCGGTCTCTTTGTCTTCTTCCAGGGACAGGCTCAGTCGGGCAGCATTGAACTCGGGGAAGAGGAGGGCGTGGTCCTCGAAGTCCTTCCTCATACCGTGATTGGCGTCTCGCACCCAGTCGGCCTTGGCGAAGTTGATGACCTCGATGATGTGCTCACCGGGGAGGTCATCTGTGTCACGGGGCTCATCTTCGACCACAATCGGATACATGGGCCGCTCGCCGACCTGGAGCTTGTCCTTGTCCTGGAGGGCCTCCATGACTGCCACGCCGCCGCCTTGCGAGTCCATGGCAATACGTGGGCAGGAGAAGACCTTGAGTAGCTCTCGGATCTTGCGTGCCGTGTAACCGTAGAAGTCGCCTTCCTTGGCGAGCCCGGCCCTGACCTTGGCCTTGAATCGCTTCCTGGTGGTGGTCCAGCAGAAGACGATGCGGCGATGCTCGGGCCAAAGCTCGAGAATCACGATGGAGAAGTTGTCCTGCTCGGACGCGGGGTCAATTGCCATCACGTACTGGCGAGAGACGTCGCCGCGGAGCACAGCGTTGAACTTGACGAGCCCACAAGACGGGTGTTCGATGGGGTTCAGGGGCTTGCCGCTGACACAGGACTCGACAAGGCTTCGCTTGAAGAATCCATTCGAGTCGGTCGCGAAAACGGCCCCATACTCCATCTGGAACGTGCCAATGTGGACCGTGGCCTTGGCCTGGCCGATCTGCTTCTCGTCCATAAAGCCCTTGGGCAGCTTCTGGTACGGGACGCGAATGATCGAGTAGTCCTTGTGGTTGAAGTTCTCGGGGATTTCGCCGTTGAAGAGTTCCCCAAGCTTGTGCCGGTCGCCACGAGACTCGATGATGGCCTTGTATTGCTTCCAGTACTCGTAGAAGTGGTTGAACGAGTAATAGGCGGTGCCAGACACGACAGTCTGATTGGACAGGAGCTTTCCCTGCTCAAGTTGTTCGTGCTTATCCGACCACTTACCCAGATCCTTGATAGCGGCCTTGCGGGATTCCCGCTGGAGCTTCTCGATGGGGCTCTGGCTGACCGCGGTGAAACCACGGACGACCGTCTCGAAGATTTCCTTCGGGATGGAGGCGAACTCGTCAGCCAGGATGATGTTGGCACGCTGACCGCGGATCTTGGTGCCGTCACCCAGGGGCAACGCGATGATGATGGAGTCACCCATGCGGAGCGAGCACCGGTCAACGTCGCGGCGGGGGCCGTTTCGCTTGTCCTGGCCCACCATGTCACGCAAGACGGGGGCGTTCTCCCATATCTCCTGGCAGTAGTCGAAGACGACCTTGGCCTGACGGAACGCGGCACCGACGATGACGATTTTGCTGCCCTGGCAAAGCAGAGCCCGGATCATCGCGTACATCGCCAGGATGAACGACTTGCCCATGCCTCGAGACCCGAGGAGCATGGGGAACGGCCGTATCCAAAGCTCTCGCAAGATGGCAAGCTGCAAGGGCGGCAGGATCTTGTTGAAGACGTGCTTGGCAGTGAAGAAGAAGTGTTCCGGCTTCCGCATCAACTCCAGGACGAAGACGTGCGGGTTCTCAATCTCGTACTCAGAGCGAGTAACGAAGAACGGATTGGCAACCTCGATCTTGGAAGTGTCACCAAGCCCCATCCAGAAGTTGTTGACGAACTGTCGTTCCCAGGCAGCATCAGCTACCTTGGGCAACGCTTTAAGGCTTGGCATTCTCGACGATCCGTTTGAAAAGACTGGCGGCGACCGAGCGGGAGTTGTCGGAGGTCTCGGCACAGATGATTTTGGTCTTGAAGTGGATCTCGATTTCGAGGAGCCGCTTCAAAATGAAGGCAGGTTTGACCCTAGTTTTGTCCCAAAGTCCCCGAGGAAGATTGGACCCAATAGGGTATGTCATGAGCAGGGAAAAGGGGAACTCGAGGATGATGAAAGGATGCTTGAACTCTTCGAGCCGGATCAACTCCTTCTTGAAGTCGTCCCACTTGTCCTTCTGGGTGATGTTGCCAACGAACTCCGCGACGGAACCTTTGCGTTCAATCACGAAAATATTGTTGTCGTAATACCCATCAAGCGAGTAGTCGCCGGTCTTGAGCTTCCGCTCGAGTGTGCCCGCACAATTATCAGAAGGCTCAAAGAGCCATCCATACCCAGCCTTCTCGTGAGAGTCGCGGAGTACGAGGTACTTATCCTTCTCTTCGATTTCCTTCTTCATATCTCGTCATCATGAGCCGAAGTCGGAGATTGACCGACCCGGCGGACTTTCCGGTGACAATGCGGAGGAACATGCCTTCATACTCCTCTTCCAAGTTCTTGATCTTGTCGTGACAAATGCGGCATAACGTAACGCCGTTGGAAACTATGAAACGAAGCTCTGGGAAAGAGGCCCACTTACGAATGTGGTGAGCATTCATCTTTCTGCAAGAGCGAGCACACCCTGGCATCTGGCATCGGAACTTGTCGCGAACGTATACGGCCTTTCGCCACTTCTTGTAGCGTGGGTCTGTGTAGTCGCGTTTTTCCATTGGGTTCCCGCCAGCGACGCTCTATCAACCTCATGGCAACGTCAACTGCGACGCAGAAGACCGTTAAGACAACACAGGTGTTGAGCCAGGCCGTAGACGGGTCGAAGAAGCTCATCGTGCCCACATATCAGATAACACCATTCGCTTGACAAGGCTGCTGAAGTCGATCTTGGGCTCCCAGCCCAAAACCTTGCGGGCTTTGCTCGCGTCTCCCCTCAGGAAGTTGACCTCGCACGGCCGATACAGGGTGCTGTCTTGCTGCCAGTGAGGCGTCGGATCATGAATGCCAACGACCTCGAATGCTGCTTTTAGGAAGTCCTGGACCGTGTGCGTCTCTCCCGTGGCCACTACGTAGTCATCAGGCTTTTCCTGCTGAAGCATCAACCACATAGCCTTGACGAAGTCTTCAGCGTGGCCCCAGTCACGACAGGCCTCAAGGTTGCCCAAACGTAGCTTCTCAAGCGGGAAGGGCAGGTTCGCCACGTACTTACTGATTTTCCGCGTGACGAAGTTCTCTCCGCGGCGTTCGCTCTCGTGATTGAAGAGGATGCCGGAACTAGCGTGGAGACCATAGGCCTCCCGATAGACTCGGACCGCATTGTGGGCGGCGAGCTTGGCGATGGCGTAGGGAGAGTTGGGAGCGAAAGGAGTAGCCTCGTCCTGAAACGCGACCTCTGTGTAAACCCCCTCGAGAGGGTCCGTTGTCGCGTTATAGCTGTGAGTGCCGCGTTCGGTCCAGCGGAGGGAATACGACGCCCCAAACATCTCACTGCTGCTCGCCTGGTAGAAGCGAATAGCCTGAGGTCGGGTGGAATGGCGAATCGCCTCGAGGATGTTGAGGGCACCCTTCGCCGTCACGTCCCAGGTGTGACAGGCTTCGTCAAAGGAAATCTTGACGTGGCTCTGAGCCGAAAGATTGTATGTTTCATCCGGATCGTGGTCAACGATTAGACGATAGACGCACATTGCGTCAGTGACATCACCATCGACAACCTTGAAATGCTCATTGGGCAACAAGTGACGGATTCGCACGTCAGTTGGAACAGAAACGCGGCGAGCGACGCCAATTACGTTGTATCCTTTTGACAGCAACAGTTCCGCCAGGTAGCTTCCATCCTGGCCAGTAATCCCCCAAATCAACGCGGTCTTCATGCTGCCGACTCCAGGTTGGTCTTCGCGAACTCGCCGAAATGCTTCGACGCCGCAGCGTCATAGGCACGAGCCGCGTCTAGCTCGACATCAAACACTCCAAGGTTGATTGTCACGCCATTTACCTTGATGCTGGCACGCCAGCGTCCGTGTCGATGCTTCCTGACACCTTTGTAGCTAGACTCTTTAGATACTGGTTTCTTCCTGTTGCGGTTGTTCTGAGCAAAATTACAGACTCGCAAATTGCTACGCACGCAATTCAGGGCATTTCCGTCTTTGTGGTCTACCAGAATGTCCTTGTCCGTAACCCCCATGACGAACCTATAAAGGTAGATGCGACGACGCTTCCCCTCGCTACAGTCGGTTCGCACTGGCCTATAATGGTCCTTGATCCAATTGGCACACCACTTGAATGCGGAACAACGGTCGTAGTCCGCGTCGTCCACCAAAGCAACTTGCCCCTGCGTTAGTTCAATTGTCCGCACGTCTATTCTGGTCTCCGATAGGTTCCGAACAGCCAGTCCATGCCCGGAATGGCCGCGTTGAAGTTGGTGCCCGGATGGTCGTGGTGCGTCTTATGGTACTCCCGCAAATAGCGGAAATACCACGCACGCGAGAGCCATCCGTCTGTCGGCTCGTGCATCTCGAAGTGAACCATGCTCCATACGATGGCGTGGAGTGCAATGACGACCGCGAACGTAATGCCACCGATTAGGGAGACGAACCAGGCGATGCCCAGCCAAACTGGTGACAGCCCGATCAGGTGTTCGACGGGATTCAGCCACATGCTGATGTACTTGGCCGCGATGTCCGGTTCGTGGTCGAACGTCTTGAAGTACCGGCCGTGATGGAGCACGGCATGTCGCTCGAACGGCCCACGGAAGAAGCTGAACTGTCGATACAAACGCCGACTGTGCATGGGCCACCGATGGGCCACGTACTCAATGAAACTCATCGCCACCAGGCTGGCCAAAAGCCAGCAGAGGAACTCAAGCATCACCTTCTGCATCTCCGTCTTCGAGTGGGCCGAGGTCAACTGTCTCGGCGGATAGGATTGGGGAATCTTCGTTGCCGTCGTCGTACTTCGTGGGCCTTCCCAAGCGGTCGTATTCCTTGTCAGTGGCCATGTTCATCAGTTCCATCTGACGACCCTCAGAGGCCTGGACCTCGCGGTCCTGAAGCATCTTGATGAGGCCCAGGAACGAAATCTTGGACTGCTCGATCTGCTTTACTCGCTGGTCGCGGGTGGCCTTCATGGTCCGCATCAGGGCATCCAGACGCTCCTGAAGCTTCACGTAATCGTTCGTGCGTGAGGCCTCGGCCGAGCGTGCGGCCTGGATCTGGGACTCCATGTTCAGGGCCAGGGTCTTCTGGTCGTCGTCCATGTTCGACGGGTTACCGCCGAACTGGCTCAGGAAGTCCTCCTGCATCTTCTCCAGGCGAGTGATGTCGTCGCGGGCCTTACGCCGCTCGATCATGTTGCGGCTCTTCAGAATCTCGAGCTTGATGGCATCGAAGACCTGGGTCTCTTCCGTGGCAAGCACATCACCCTTGAACTGGGTCATGAGCTTGATGTACTCCTCCTCAAAGAAAGTGATTTCTTCTTTGGTGAGTTCCTGGGTGAGCCGCTTCCACTTCTCGCAGCCGCGAAGTGACTGCCGGATCTCGACCTGTTCGATCTCGTCCTCAGCAAAGGCTGACTTAGCATCAGCGGGCTTTACGTTGAGCCGAATGAACTGAGCCACGGTTTCCGCCGTGCGATTAATCTTCGCGGCGATTTCATCTACGCTAAGGCGACCGACGTTAGAGACGATGAAGTTCCGCTCGCTCCGGCCTAGTCGTCCTCGTTTGTGTTCTGCCATTCGAGGGAGCCCCTGATAATGTCTCGGACAGCGTCCTCGACTTGTTTACGCTTGACCTTGGGGACCGAAACGCCGGCCCGCATCTGGAGGTAGGTGGAGCGGAGTTCGACTGAGAGTTTCGCGTCGATGAGTTTGACAATCTCGTCTGTCTCGACGTCGCTAACGACAGTCGATTCCAGTCTGGTCCGACGTTCGTTCTCATCCGCGACATGTGCCAGATCCAGCGGCCTCATCAGATTTGACTTCGCGGCGTTCCTATCTCGCCAAGCGATGTATGGCTCGCAGGCGTTACCGGTAGGGTTGCAGCAATCGCCGATGTGGCACGGCTGACACGGAGGGTCGTTTCGCCGCAGCTTGTCACGCAGCAGATTGACGTACTTGTTGCGGATAGACGTGTAGAGGAAGTTGGCGAGCGGCCGGTCGGGGTCGTACTTCTCTTTCTCCAAGACCTTGAAGGCCTCGAGTCGCCCTTCTTGCTTGATGTCTTCGACGTCGAAGTAGCCAAAAACAAAACTCGGAGCCAGGATGGCGACGGACTTCTCAATCGCTTCGAGCACACTTGCTTCAGTGTGCCCAGGGGGAATTTTCACGGACTGGTCCTTGGTTCATGCTCAAAACTCCTGAAAACGACCCTCGAACCACAACAAACAGAGTGGGAAGGGCAGCACATCCTTGACGGTCTTAAAGTGCCAGCAGGTGCCGTCTGCGGCGACAACATAGAAATGAGGAACAAAGCGGGCAGCCCGCCCAAGTCTCTTCCAGGACGTCGGTGGCGTCCAGAGAGCCCGAATTTGCCAAGTGCGATGTCTGACCATTAGCAGGAAGGCACCCACCAGACAGTTACCGTGTGTCACGGACACGATGGCAAGTACCGATTGTTCATCCACTTCCACTCCGGCTCGGCACGGACCCTGTACTCGTCCAGAATCACGCACAGGCGGTGCTTGACCTCCAGATCCTTCGTAGCGTCCCGTTCGGCCTTGAGGTGTTCGATGGCCTTGCTGTTATGCACTTGACGAAGTGCGTTCGAGGCCCGTTCACGACGACGGAAGTCATCATGGCCCAGGTCACGAACGAAGTCATCGACCGTGGGAATGGTCAGGAGCATCAGGACGGCGAATGTGTGCATGTTAGAAAACGGAGTTAAGGAACCCGGCCGACATCGGGCCAAAGAGTTTGGAGGAGACGCCGCACGAACCAATTATCTTGTCAGTGAAAAACCGCTCAGACGACATCCAGTCCAAGTTGATGGGCTCCATCGCGAGGAACGGATCGGAGAAAAAGTTGTGACGCCGCCGAGCCTCGACCTGCGGCAGCAGTCGTTTTATGCTAAGAAGCATGTCTTTCGTGAACATGCCGGCCATCTGAGAGTTTGGACGGTTGACGGCGTCAGGTTCATCCGCAACGCAATTGATGATGGCATTGGTAGACTCCTCAAGCCTCAACTTCATTTCCAAGGCAAGCTGGTCGAAGACCTTGGGGTGGATCAGAAAGGTGTCGCCGATCTGATACGCACCGGGCTTGGACTCCTCGTGGCCGATACCCAGCTGGCGGCACCACTCTTCGTCCTTGGGCTCGAACTCGACGAGACTGTCCTTGGGGAAGATCCAGGTGCGTGCGATGGCGTGTTCGGTGATGTTGAGTTGGATGCCGTATAGGTTAATCACTTCGCGTCTTCCATGTAAATCTGACGTTCGATCTCGTCGGGATTGGAGGGCTTCGTCACGAACGACCAGGGACCGCTCGGATAGAAGCCATGGGGACCGTCACCAACCAGACCGTGTCGGCTACCGCTGGCTGCCTCGATGGTCCTTAGGTGAGACAGGGCAAGGTTGATGAGGGCCGTCTTCTCAGGATGGTTAGCTTCCAGCCAGGCAAGCTCTTGACGTAAGCGTTCCAGGGCGGCGAGGGACTTGGCGTCGATGTTCAGCATTGTTCGCTCCGCTCACAGGAAATCGCAGAGAAGGATTCGTCTGGAATCCATGATGGCACCGCCGCACTCGGTCCGGATAGCTTCGCCGGCAGCCAGGGCACGAGCTACGCCGGTCAGCAACGGAGAAGGCCCAAAGACTTCCAGCACACATCCGCTAGGATTGTCACGGGGCGGCATGTGCCACTCGCCGTCTTTGTCTCTATAAACGCCCATGGTTCGCTTCGCTCTCAGAATGCTTCAACGTCTGAATGTCCCGTGTCATATGGACGGGAACCGTCCAGCCAGTTGTAGAAAAACTCTTTGCGTTCACAGGCCAACTCGTACCAGCACTGCGTCCAATGACGACGGTATTTGAGGGGCCAGGCCCACCCTGTCAGCAGGAAAGGCATCAGGGTGGCAAACTGAAGGGCCGTGTACGCAACGATGGATACTACTGTCCACACGAGCCCAACGAACAACCATAATGGTGTCATCCCCAGATCACTCCTTTGCCCCCGCAGGGGCGGCACTTTTGGTTAGCGACATCATCGGTATAGAAGCCAGCCGGGACCACGCCCTTGCCCTCACAGACCGGGCACTTGTGGGGCCTGTGTGACAACTGGATGGCCGGATAGAAAGGTAGCGGCGAGTACGGAATGGTAGGTGAGAAGCCGGGAGGCGGCGTGTACGGCAGTTCCCAGGGAGACTTGTAGTACAAATCCGGAAACATCGGGATGATAGAAAACTCGCCCACCGTTACCTCCACCGGATGAGAAGAACGACCATGGTGAGCCCGAGGGCCATCAGGATCAGGTAGATTTGGTCCATTGTTTTGCTCAATGTTTCACAGGAAGTTGCGACGTTCCTTCCCAGTCCCACGGGCCACCTTCGAGGATTGGCGTCAGCCCGTAGTGCTTGCACGCCTCTTCCACCTTCTCGCGTAGCTCCTGGATCAAAGGCTCTTCTTCGTCCGGATGGAACCAAAAGCTTTCCCAGACCGGAACCAGATAGGGAACGTCGGCTGGGCACCAGTGGGGCGTGTTGGTCACCTGGGCCATGATCCGAATGGACTGGCAGGAGCAGACGTCGCCGCAGTGCCAGTGGTCGAGTTCCAGCTTGATGGCACCGGCCGGGACGGGCTTGTAGTCATTCATGGGCGTGACACACGGTCCAGAAGGTGGAGAACGGTCGCAGGATTGACTCATCATCCTGGACACCCGGAGGATGTACTCGATTGACAGCATTTACTTGCCGCAAGCTGAGCAGGGAAGACTCTCACCCGGATGCTTCCCGCACCTCAGGCTCTTCTGTATCGCCGCCAGCCCAACCTCGGGCGTAGGGTCGGCGACTGACACTTCCTGCTGAGAACGGCGGCGTTCCGTGGCCGCTTCGGTGGTGTAAAGTTCTGTGGGAACTATTGTTTCTTGCTTGCTCATACACAGGTAATACACCCGGCGGCTACGCCGAGAAGAGGACGAGAGATGAGATTTGTGTGGTCGGAAGCTGAAATCGACTTCATCAAGGCAAACGCGGCCATAATGAAGGACACGGACATCGCGTTGACGCTGACCCGGTTGACGGGGCGAAACGTAACGCTCTACGCAGTACGGCACATCCGGCAGAGCCTCGGGATTAAAAAGAGAATGGGCCGTGGGGTGTGTGAAGTGATGAAGCCTGGAAAGGTACGCAGCCAGGATGGGGCGTCTTTGCTAATCTCCGGTGAAAGTTAACGAAGCCGCAATGTTCTACTCAGTCACAGCTATCGCGACAGTGACTTGCTCTGCTAATATGGTACTCGCGGTCAAGTGATTTTGGCAACATGTTAATGATTTAGCTTGACACACGAGTTTCTGATGCTAGCATACCTTCGCTACCCGCAACGACTCACCCAGAGCTCTCACCATCACTTTTATCGTTGTCGCTCTCACGCTCCTTTTTGCGTGTGACCTGGAAAAAAGAAAAAGACCTTACGCTCCCAACGTGAGGAAGTTCCAGGAGATTACCAACTACTCCCCGTCGCCTCCCCCAGTATTCAGCTGGGGAAAAAATTTTATCTATAAAGATACAATTGCCGGCCTGATTATCAGTGAGATAATCTCGGCTTCTCGGCACCGGCTCGTGGATTTCGCGATGTTGTGTTGAGGAGGACCACCCTGCCGAAGCGTCTTATCCTTCACGTTCAAGGAGGTTTCAGATGAACACCGCCACAATGTTAGTCGCGGCTGAGGCAATGGAGCTACTGCATCTATGTGTTTCTGACTACATCGAGATTGGTCAGATCCAAAAAGCTTCTGAGCTTGCTATGAGGCTTGCATCGATCAATAGCAGGTTTGTATCTCGTAATCTTCAGTTGCTCGCTCTGAAAGACCTGGCCGAAAATTTTCCGATAAGGGAACCTATCGTGTCGGTCAACTGAATAGTTCGCCCCACCAAACAAAATGAGCCCCGGCCTTCAATGGTCGGGGCTCTTTGCCTTAGTCGGCGAGGACGTCAATCAAGCGTCTCAGGTTGTCATGGCCGACTTGGTCGGCCAATTTTCTGACGGTCTCGATGGTTTCGACCGTGATGCCGGTGGCTGTGGGACTTGGAGGCGTGGTTCGTTTGGTGGCTGAGCGGATCGTGTAGACCAGGCTCGGCTGGACGCCGAATTTGTCTGCGACATCTTTGACGGCCGCGGTGGGGTGCTTCTCGAGGTAGGTGCGGATTTCGGCTGACTTGGACATTGGGCTTCGCCCTCGCTTTTGTTTGGTTGATGAGCCACAGGGACATGGTAGTCAGGAAGATTAGCAAAGACAACGTGTTTGTGCCGCCAGGAGGAGATTAGGTGATACGAAACTTTGTTGGGAAAGCCTATCGCCTCTGCACCCCCGCCGCGGCGGCGGCAGATCCACGCACCTCCCCCCGCGAACAGAAAAAGCCCCTGGCTATATATGGGTGAACCTCACCGGGTGGTGAGGGGCCGAACACCCGAGACTGGAGTCTTGCCATGACCGCCGCCGTTGCCACCCCCGAAGTCGTCGCCCGTCCCGCCATGCCGACCAACCTGGAAGCGTTCAAGCGTTCCGCTCTACGTGAGATGGTCCAGACCCATCTGGGCTACTCGGCCCCCGCGTGGTGGTCCGCCGCCAAGTGCATCGAGGCCCTCCGTGGACAGCGGGCTCCCCGCAACTCCGCGGCCAAGGCCCAACTCACCGAATCGTACAAGGCCAAGTCGGGTGGCATCGCCCCGACCGCGTCGTGGTCGTGCAAGAAGCTGGTTGCCGCCTGCACCGCCACCGTGCTGCCCCTCCCCGGTGGCAAGAACGGCAAGGCCGCGGTGGTCGCCGCCTACAAGGCCAAGATGGGTTGCGAGCCCACGAAGGGCTGGTCGGTCGCGGTGGTCAAGGCCAACATGGATGCCGACAAGCGTCCCGGCCAGTCGTCCAAGAGCAAGGGTGGCCTCACCGCCGTCGCCTGCAAGGCCCTCATCGCCGCCGCCCTCACCGCCGGCACCGTCACGAAGGAACAGGTCAAGGGCCGTTCCACGATGAAGGCCGACGACCTTCGCTCCCTGGTCGCCGCCCTCAAGCTGAGCTAGTGGGGCCGCTGGACGGGGTGCCGCCCACACCCCTGTCCACCCGCTAGCCCTTCGCCCGGTTCGCCCCGCTCTTTGACAACTCGGTAGCTTGCTGCGTAGGCCGCACTGGGCCTCGCGGATGAAGCTGGTCCTCCCCCCGGAGGGCGTCCAACCTGAGGCCACGGGCCGGGTCGGATAGGGCCGGGGAAAGGGGACGGGACAGGGTTCGGGGAGTGTGAGCCCCGACAAGCCCGCCTGAGAAATCCAGCTAGAAGCCGCGGGATGGTCTGGAAGTGCGACGGTGCCCGAAAGGGACACCGATTAGACCCTCCTCCCGTAGTGGGGAAAGAGTGCCGGCGAAAGCCGCGGCTCTGAGGGCCACCTACGCCCGGTCGATCAACGGAAAGGCCGGACGTGTCCAGTGTGGGGCACGTAGTAAAGCTCAGCTTCCCCCGGCGTCTGCCCCATGAGGGCTGGTGATTGGCACACCGGCCCGACAATGAGAGCCACGTCAGGCGAAGCAACCGTAGGCCACCCAGATGGTGTCATCGCTGTGTAGGGTAGGCGGGAGACTGTGAAGCTCGGGCTCCGGCCCCAGCCGAGTCGTTGATGAAACACCGCCCCGCGATGGTATGCCACCCAACTGGCAGTGCTTACGGTCGTCGCATGCTACGGGAGTCCGTGTTGAGCCGCAAGGCAATCTTCGGACAGAACTAAGTGTGCATGGTCGGACTGTAATCGACCACGTCCAGGGTATGACGCTAAACTCCCGTTCGGTATCAACGGGGATTGACTCCGGTGCCACCCACAGACAGGGGCACCGGCAGGGAGTGGTGGTTCGACTCCACCAATACCGACTTGAGCCACCTACTACGGGTGGCTCGCATCGTTTGGAGAGCAACCGTGGAATACTGGCACATCTCCTACCGGGTCACCCGGTGTGGACAGTGGAACGTCGTGTGGTTCGTCAGCGAGTACGCTGCCAACACCCGGCGGGACACCCTCGTCACCATGGGCAACGAAGTGACCCTGCCGGTGCAGGGCACACGCAACGAGTACCTGGCTTACCAGCACTAGCCGGTTCGCAGCCGGCGTATCTACCCAAACCCATCATCAGCAGGAGAGAGCTATGTGTGCAGTTCAATGGTACGGCCCGACCCCTGGCACCCTGGGTGCGATGTCGTGGCAAGACGTCAGCCTCAATAGCGGCTCCCACGAGGAAGCCGAGCAGAGGGCCGACGCGATACGGGACATGGGATACAAGGCCCGCGTTTGCGAGTCTCTGGAGGAACTGGCCGTCCCCGAGTTCAGCCCGGTCTACGACCACGACACGATGCGTCCTGAGCGGATTCGAGGCTATGCCTGTCACGAGGACGACACGCCCACGGTCATCAGCGAGTAGGTCTTCCCTGCTCATCAGCCCCGTATCGGTCCACCCCTTCGTTGGGGGCCGGGGCACTTGGGCCGCTCACTTTGGGCGGCTCGCTTCGTTTCAGGAGTCCAGACAATGGCTAGCAAGACCGTCTGCCCGGTGACCCGCGATGAGTTCAACGCCAAGGCCCCGAAGAGCCTGAACATGGTCCTCAACGGGGTGCCGATGCTGGTCCCCATGCACGCCTTCAGCACCGGCTCGCTGGGCTGGTACATGAACGGCAAGACCCAGGTCGAGGTCGATGGCAAGGTCGTGACCGTCCAGATTGGCCTCAACCTGACCGTCGTCGGCAGCAAAGACCTCCCCAAGTAGCGTCGTGACCAGCACCAACGTCCCAAAGGTTCGCAGCCTCAACCCCAAACCCCAGGAGTCCAGTCCATGTATACGATCCATCGCAATGGCCGCGTTCTAGTTCGCTGCGTCGATGCGGAAGCGGCCCTCGACGCCATCGGCAGCCTCGACCGCGGCACGGTTACCATCCAGGGTGCCGGCCGGATGTCGGTCAGCGAGGCCATCAGGTTCCTCACCGGGGAACTGGCGTTCGCCTAGGTCGAAACGGGGCGGGTGCGAGCCCACGCACCTTGCCCTCTCTGCCCGTAATGCGGGTACTGACGAGACCAATCAACCCCGGAGGACGAAATGGAGATTCTAGTCGTGCTGGCCTTCATCTTCCTGCTGACGGGAGATTAGGCTGGTTTCCTGTTGGTTTCCTAAAGTGCCGAAAAGTGGGGGTTCTGAGGGGAGTCAGCCGGGTGAGGGGAAGTTGTAAGTGCTGGCTGGGTATGACTTATCGAGGTTTGGGGTGGCCGTCTTTACCACTGACCTCGCTGTTAAGATCCGCTGGTCACCAACACAAGTCTTGATTCCAGCGTCACTTGCGACGACCTCTCATCCGACTGGTTTCCTGCTGGTTTCCTCAAGTTTCGGGCTCCAGAGAGCCAAAACATCGCAACAAACGTGGTTTTTACCGCTCCAAACGGCCTTTTGCGGCCGACGCTGGTGCGGCACATCGTGTGTATCTCCAAATCTCGGCCCACTACCAGTGGTGTATCAGCAAAACTCAAGCAGGAGAAGCCCATGCTCACTCCCTTCGATCACGCCGTCATTGCCCTCGCCCACAGCCGCTCTCTCCCCTCTGAGGAAGTGTGCCGGTTAGTGGATGTCAAGCTCAATGGCCGCGACCCCAACTCAACGGGGTTGATGAAGCTCTTGGAGGAAGTGAGGGCCGACCTCAGCCTCGCCACCCTCCTCTGGATCAATGGGTACGTCTTGAAGTTTGGGGACCAACACTACGGCCTCGATGGTTCCACCTTCCATCTCAACGTGGATGACAAGCCCGCCAAACTCAACGTGCTGGGCGAGTATCCCGATCTGGAATCCGCTCTCAAGGACGCCCTCTGCGAAGTCAACGCCGGCTAGCCCTGTCTCACCAAAACTCAGCAGGAGAAGTCCATGCCCAATCGATTCGAGCTTGCCGTCATCGAAGCCGCCCACGCCCTCTCTGTGCCCTCCTATGAGATCCACCGTCGTGTTGACGAGAAGATGGAGGAACGACTCTTTGGTGGTCCTGGCGTCCACTCCCTCGACGAACAGGGGTTGATGGGACTCCTGGAGGAAGTGAAGGCCGAACTGACCGCCGAGAAGTCCGCGTAATACCGCTGTCTCACCAAACCTCAAACGTCAAGGAGACGTCATGGAGTACTTCGTCGCCTTCCTCTCCGGCATCGCCATCTCGGCCTACGCCCTCCTCTTCTGGAACGCCTGCAAGGCCTCATGGAACGAGGACTGGACTGGTGCCGTCGCCTGTGTGCTTTCCCTGCTCATCCTTCTCTAACGGTCGCTCGTCTCACCTAACCCGTCCTGCAATGCCCACACTCATCGGAGGAACGACGATGTTCGACTGCCGCCTCTACGCCATCACACCCGGCCGCGACCTCTTCCTGGGCCACGCCAGGACTCGCTTTGCCTACGTGACCATCCTCGGTTCGTCCACGGCCAAGACCGCCACCGGTATCTCGGTCCACGGCAAGGTGAACGACATCGAGTACAGCGGAGAGATGGACTACAAGACCGCTATGTTCATCTCGGGCGACGTGAAACAACTCCTTGACGCCGTGGTTTGACTTTCGGTGATGGGCCAGGTCGCCGCTGGCCCAACTCCGAGTGCCAACCCCTAGAGAGAGCCGAGTAGCAATGGTTGCTGCTCGGCCTTCTGCGTTTTAAGGAGGCAGCAAGGATGAGAATGTACAAAGGAAAGTACAAGACCCCCATGCGTTCGCTGGCCATCAACCACGGTCTGGAGGGTGGCGTGGCGAAAGCCGCACTTATCCTACCATCGCCGGCCGGTGGTGACGTGAAGGAGGGTATTGAACGAGGGTTGTTCAACCGCGACACGTTCATCGTGGCCGCAGAGGCGAATCCCAAGTCGGTGTCGAAGGTTCGTGACTTGCTCAAGAGCCAATTCGACCGCTTCTACCTTCACGAAGGGCAGCTTCACACTCTACCGCTCTTCAACGTTCTGGAGGGCAACGGTCTATCTAAGTTGGACTTCGCCTTCGTGGATTCGTGTACTCAGCTAACCGGCGGGCTGATTATGTGGATTCGCGAGGAACTCTGTCGGTTCTGCAACCGCATGGCGTTCACCTTCGCCGTCAAGATCCGCAACCATCACCTGATGCAACGGACTCTCATGCCCACCGTCAAGGGTGACTTCGACAAGATTTCCGCTGAACATGTGGAATGGGCGAAGGGCAGCCTGGTCAGGCTTCGGAACATGTGCAAATCATCGGTAACGATGGACACCAACATGCTTGGACTCGCGGCCACGACGTACGCACTGTCTCTCGGCCTGTCGAACAGTAAGCCGGTTATCGAATGCGTGTACCCTTACGACGACACGTATCCGATGATGCTGGCCCTTGTCACCGGCGACAAACGGGTCGTGGCCACCGCGGAAAACAAGAGGGTGGCGGACTTCATCAAATACGTACCCAACGGTCGCTTCCCAAGCAGCATGTCGTCCGGCGAGAAGGCCGCTCTCACCAAACGTTTGCGTAGCTAACCCCACCCACAACCCAATGCCAGGAGGGTCGTCATGCGACGGCTCATACCCACGTTTTGTCTGCTCTGTTGCTTCGCAGCCAGCCTCATCGTGGCTTGGCCCGAACGTCCCAACCGCGTCGCCCCTCGCCGCCCTACCGTCCAGACGGTCATTCACCACGAGTGGCCCGACGAAGAGTTGATTCCTGTTTACCAGTTCTAGGCCCCGTCTCACCTAACCTCAAGGAGCGTCCCATGGAAGAGAAATCAGTGGGCTTGCTGGAAGTCGTCTGCAATGCCCCGCCCTACCCCATCGTCCAGGCCGCGGTCGCCTTCGGTATCGAACGCCCCGAGGATTGCCGCTGGGAGCCGATGGTGCCCAACGAGACTCTTTCCTGCTCATGTGGTGAGCCTCTACCGCTCAAGCTGCCTCTCTACCGCTTCACCTACTCGACGGGGGATGAAGCGACCTACGGCGTTCACCAGTGCAACTGCTGCAAGCGAGTGTACTGGAACGAGTAGTGGGTGACGTTCCGGCTGATGGGGGAGGGGCTGAGCGTAGCTCCTCCCTCGCCGGGGAATGCCAACCACAACCCTAAGCAGGAGGCACATGTTCATTCGCCAGAACCAGTTGAGTCGCTTGGAACTCGCCGCTTGCACCGTCATCATCGGCACGCACCTTCTACCGGCCAAGTGGGAACTGACCTACTACGTCGGTACTCGTCGCCGCACCAAGAAGTTCAAGACGCGGAAGCTGGCCGAGACGTTCGTGCTGACGGAAACCCACGCCCAGACCTGGGACATCCGTCGTGTCGCCGCGTGAGCTATTGACAATGCTAGCGTGATTGCTAGAGTACGTGCTACAGAACAAGGAGTATCCATGCTAATGAACTGCTCACGCACCGCTTGCAAAGCCCCTGTCGGGGACGACGAGCACTACGCCATCTGGAACGAGCCATCGACCGGCCAACCGCGTCTCTACTGCCACGGCTGTGGACGCAAAATCGTTGCAGCCAATCCGGGGCTCAGACGCGAGATTCGTCCCATCCCAGCCATGACCATCGAAGAGTTCCTCGCCAAGCTGAAGGTGCTGTCCACGAAGAAGAAGTTCACCGTGGTCGGCTTCGGCATCCGGGCTTACGACGGGGACTGTCCCGTCTGTGCTCTGGTAGAGGACATGACAAAACGGTGTTGGCCCAACAGCTACTTCCAATCCGCGGGCCGCACCATCGGTCTGGATTTCGACACTGCCGACGCAATCGTGGCGGCAGCAGACACGTCGGACAACATCGACTTGAGGCCGCGTCTCTTGGAAGCGTGCGGGTTGGCTTCACCAACAGTTCCTTCTTGCTAGGAGGGCTCATGCCCCACTTCATCGGTTTCGAGTACGAAGGCGACGTGGACACGGGCCGAAGGCTCACCTACCAGGGCGACAACGTGGACGCTGCTGTGGCCAATTGCCTCTACACGGAACGCCTCACGAACGGCAACGCCTTTGTTGGACCGACCAAGCGTGTGGTCCACAGTGGTGACCGCTGCATTGTGTTCGCTGGCACCTTCAAGCGGGACGAGCCCGCTTGTTTGGATGATCCCATGTCAAGGACGGACCATCATGTACGAACTTCGGATCACCCCGCGTGATAACCACTTCGTCATCGAATGCGTCGCAAACAACGGCAGTGTTCTGTGGGAACAGGTGTGGGATACGCCAGTGAGGGCGTTCCTTGAACTCTGTTCGTGGATCACGGCATGCCCCAACACTTACAGGAGCCTCTCTTGAAGACAATCATTCAGTTCTTGGACGACCTCAAGGACATGGTCGCCAGAGGAGTCGCGTTCCACTTGGAGCACATCACTCACTACGACACGAAGGGCAAGTTAGAGGCTGATGGTTGGGCCATCCGTGCCAAGTCGGGCGGGCTGTGTCCCATCTGCGAGGTCAACTCTTCCCTCAACGGTATCCGGATCGCGAGCTACAAGTTCCATGTTGCTGCCAACACGCTCGGTCTCTCCCTTCACGACGCAACGGCCATCGTGGACGCGGCTGACGCCCGGCCTGGGTACGACGTCTGTCTTCGCTACATGCTGGAAAAGGCGTGCGGGCTATCGCCCATTTAACCCAAGGAGAACCAGTGGCAACTCCCGAAACCATCATCAACCTCGAAACCAGCCTCATCGCGGCTCGTGCCGCAGCGGCAGAGACCATTTCGGTCTACAAGACCGCGACAGACCACAACTCCGACTATTGGGCCACGCTTCGCATCAACGCCGCGGCCCTCCAGGATCGTGTCGAAGACCTCATGCGGGTCATTGGCTATCCGTACATGGACGCCAACTGTGCCCCTCCGGCCCGCTTCATCATCGAGCGAATGGCCAAACTGTTAGAGGCAGCAGGCTACAAGGGGCGTGTGTTGGAAGAAGCACGGAACTTTCTGAAAGGCAGGTAACCATGGCGTCTCTTCGACGTATCGGCATCGATCAGTGTGACGTCAAGCCGTGGATGTACGCCACGCTGCGAAGCCAGAATGAGCCCGCGGAGATTGTGTCCATGCCCACGCCGGACGGCACCATCATGGTCCGTACCAAAGTGGGTGACCCGACAACCATGAAGGAAGTGTGGCTCGATGAGGTTGCGGCCTTCGACCCCAAGGACCGTCGCCAGATTGGCAGGAAGTACGGCGACAACAACCAGTATGGTCAGGTCACCTACCTCGACCCCCGCCTCAACGGCAAGTTCAAGCTGCGGACCTTCCCCGGCCTTGTGTTTCGCATCAGGCCCGACTGTGACGGTCTGATCTGTCACGACGGCGAGGTTGTTGTCCAGTCACACAACGGTCCCAACGGGGAATGGCTGGACTTCATCCGTGAGCAGCAGGCAGAAGTGTTGCGTTACCTGGACCGCCCCTAACGGAGACCCACATGCCGCAAGCCGGCGACAAACTGTATCGCGTCTGGAATGCCACGTTGGAAGTCGTGACGTTCGTCAAGGAAGACATAGCGGAAGGGGCGAGCGTCCCCACTTACGTCCTTCGCCCCAAGGACCGCAAGCGGTTCCGCTGTAGCAAGGACATGTACTGCGTCACGGAAAAGGAGGCGTGGCAGAGAGACATGCAATACGTTCTCGCGGCCTTGAGGGAACTGCCCAAGAGGGTGCAAGAGCTTCAAGACCACGTCAGTCTGTTGACCGGTTGCTTCTTCGTATCCAAGGAGGCACTGGAAGAACTGAGCTAAACGCTCATCTGCTACGACGCCTGACCATTCTTTCCTGCAAACTTTCCCACAAACAAGGAGCCAAAATCATGGCGACCATGATCCGTCCGACCGTCACTGTCTACAACCTCCGTCAGCCCGCCAAGGGGCCGCAGGGCAAGCCCACGGCTCTCAGCACGATCCAAGTCAAGATCGGCAACCACGTCATCGCCAGTCGTACCCTGGCCGGTACGTGGAACGCCGTGCAGGCCGAGCGTGAGTTCCGCCGCTTCCCCGAGCGGTTCAAGCCGGTCGCCCAGGGAGTGACCGTCAACAGTCTACGGGCCATGGCGGGCTAGGGTCTGCGACCCATTTCCCCAACTCAGCTTGACGGTGCTAGCAGATATGCTAGCATTGCTGCTAACGAGAGGAGCTAACGTGCCTGACATGACGATTGACGACTTCCTTGCCCGCCTCAAGGACACATCCGCGAAGTTTGTAAAGAGCGACCCCGACTTCCGCTTCGAGCTTGGGCGGGGCAAGAACGATAGCGAAGAGATCCGCATCACCATCGACGGCCGCGGCACCTGTCCTGTTTGTGCCTTGGCCTACGACATGACGGGGAGGCTGTTCGACAGTTCCGAGTTTATCGAGGCGGGGAGAGAGATTGGGCTCGAAGATATTGACGCCACCCATATCGCGGATACCGCCGACTGGGCCTCCTATTGTCCACACACCCGGAAGCGTCTGCTCGAAGCCTGCCGGCTCACGCCGGTCTAACCCCAACGGAGCGAAGCTCAATGACAATCCCAGAGTTCTTCGAGAAGCTCAAGCAGCGTGGTCCCGAGTTTAAGATTTGTGTCAGTCGAGCCATCCGCACAAAAGAGTGTCGTCAACATCCGGGCCACGAAGACGTCGCCCACCTTCTTTGTCCCATCTGTGACGTCGCTCTCGCGGAAACGGGCCAGTTCTACAACAACATGAATTTCGGGCTCGCCGCGGAAGCCATAGGGCTCGGTAAAGAGTCGGCCCTCCTCATCGCCAAAGCGGCTGACAATTCCACCAACCCGCTACGAAACGAACTGCTCGAAGCTTGCGGGCTGACGGAAGCCGTCTGACACCACTATCCCTTTGCGGAGCAAACATGACGATCCCAGAGTTCATCGAAAAGTTCAAGAAGTACGGCAATCGATTCTATGCGTTGCCAACCGGCATCATCCGCACCGCAAGAGACCGGTTTCACCCGATCTACAACGACGACCCTTGTCGGCTCTGTCCGATCTGTGAGGTAGCCCTCGCGGAAACCGGTGAGTTCCACTTCAGCCACGACTTCTTCGATGCCGCCCGAACGCTCGGTCTCGAAAGGGAAGACGCTCGGGCCATCGCAAGGGCGGCGGACGACGCTCCCGAGTTGAAGGAGTTGCGACACCAGTTGCTCGAAGCCATGGCCAAATAGGCGGCTCCCGCCGCATAACCCCTGAAGCGTTATCCCGAGGGGCCGCGTCCTCGGCAGGGGCTTTTCCGAACCAGTGTCTTGGAGGACAAGTCCATGATTCTGTCACAAGCGACGTTTGATCGAGTCAAGGAGTTGGCTGGACCCGACTGTCAGAAGGTCGTCTACACGGGCTGCACCAACAAGGGCGTGTGGTTTTCCTGCTCAAGTGCATGCCACAAGCGTGGAGAACGGCTCTGTATCAACCAGGACTTCCAGATCGTGGAACGCAAGCCTTACTGGATGGCCGCGTGCTACGAAGGTCGCTCCAGCCACATCCGCGAAGTCGTACTGCGACGCCTGCGTGAGCCCGTAGCGGTTGGGGCTTGCCCGTGGACCGACGTGGGAGGCGAGGGCTAGGACTGCGTCCATCACACACAATCTAACGACGAAGGAGTTAGCATGAGCGTTTCCAGCAAAACCATCGACAGCCTCCTCACCTTTGATCCCTTGGCCCACGCGGAGAAGATAACGGGCGAGTCGTGTCATGGTGACGACCGGACCCTGGCTCTCGGCTTCGCCATGAACATGGCCCACGCCGCCATCAAAGAGAACGCCCTCAAGGCCAACAACGACACCTGTTTCCAAAACACTGTCGAAGACTACCTGGCCATCGCCGAGGACATCGGTTTCCGTGTCGTCCTCAAGCTGCCCTTCATCAACAAAACGTATGAACATCCCGACACGTTCTATGTGTTGTTCGACGACAAGCGGGGCATCCTGCTCATGTTCGACACGTTCATGGTCAAGGACGTCAACGGCGGCACCTTTCACTTCGACTGGAAGCCCAACAGCGAGAAGCGGGAATGGCCCTCGCAGTGCAGTGGAGGCTACGACAAGGAAGGCAAGATTCTCTCCGGGTACTTCGACTGCCGCGAGGGCCTGAGGCACCACATCAGGATGCTTGACGAGTCGGGGACGTTCGTCACCCCGTGGAAAGCGGACCGCCATCTATGGATGTGCCACCACGGCGACACCGCAAGACACGAGAGCTACTCGGCCGAGGCGAGCGAGTACTACAAGGAACAGCGTCAGAAGCGGCTGGCCATGCTTCCCCCGGAAGTTCGCTACGGGATCGGCCTACTCAGACCAGCCCACGAGCTAACGCACGAAGAGTTCATGAGCCTCACTCCCGAAGAGAACGCCGCCTATCCGGACTGTGGAGAGCTTTGCTCGACACACTGGAACTACCACTGGTCTTGCTTGCATGCCCACGTTCAGCAGGGAAGCAAGCTGTCGGATCGTGTCTGGGAGAGCCTGGCCCCTGAGTTGCAGCGTCACCTTACGGCTGTGGCCGTGGAAAGGGCTTGAATCCATGTACTACTGCGGCTGGCAAGTCACCTGTCGCGAATGGAGCATCTGCCGGGGGAGTGTCCACCCGTTGTCTTCATCCGTTGGAACGATGGAAGCATTGGCAAGGTCATTGAACCGAACCTTGCGAATCCTGGTGCGAACAGTCGGTTCTGTGCTTGCTAAGCAGGAGAGACACATGTCCTTTCAAACGCAGCTTGACCTTCTGGTTTCGGAGACTCACAAGGCCCTCAGTACCGGCAAGTACAAGCCGATCCGGGGCGTGTGGGTGGGCGACGGGACGAAGTGTGAAGTCTGTGCCCTTGGGGCACTCTACATCGAAGCCGGCAACCCGCCTTGTGATGACGGCACGGTGGTCTTCGAGTACGTGGAAAAGGAATTTGGCCTTAACGACGACGAGTCCGACGCCTTCATCACGGGCTGGGACAACTACATGGCCTCGAACCCCCAAGGGCTGAAGGCCGGCTTCAGTGATAACCAGCGTGCCGCGTTTGATATGGGGGTGGCCCTCGCGACGGAGTGGAAACCCATCACGCCAGAATAGGAGCCGCCGTGTACGAGATTAAAGGCTACTCCACTGACCACTACGACAAAGACGTGGTTGTACGAACCAAAGACCACGACAGAGCATCCCGATGGATCGATGAGTTCCTGTCAGTCCCTGGCCGCAAGGTCGTGACGTACTGCCTCGAACGAAAGACCCGGTGGGGGCCGAAGCATTGGCGTAAGGTCGAACACCTTTGCAAGAGGAGCGAGGACCATGTCACAGCCGCGACGGCAAATCGGTGTTGAACGCGACTATCCCGGCAGCTACGGCTGGCCGATCTACGAAGTCCTTTGTCCCGAGTGCCACAAATGGGTGGGCAACTACGGCACCGTGTCTCAAACAATCGACGGCGAGGAACACTGTCTCTGTGTCCCGTGCGGCGATGAGGTCTTCCCTGCTGATAAGGAGGTTAAGCTTGAACATCCCCCAACAAACCATGCCGTGCAACCGCAAGGAGTCCAAGAAGTACAAGGTCGGTGACGTGCTGTGTAGGGTCTACGAAGTCATTGCTGTCGATGACTACTATCGACTCAGCCAAGACGGCAACGAGACATTGTGGACCGAACAAGAGATTGACGAAGGTATTGTCAGGGGTCAGGCCGACCTACGGCCCGGTAAGGACAGGCTGGTAGTTCTCGCCACCGACGAGCGGTTTGTCGGCCTGTACGTCGTTCCTCCCGGTGTCAACACCAAGGAGTTGTTCGATCAGGCGATACTGAACACGTCGCTCCTCAGTGACGCCATTGGCGACGACGCTATCGAAGCAGCCGCCGAGCTATATGAAGCCGCTGGCTGTAAGAAGGTGGAGTGTCACTGGATGTACGTGGTCTGACGCGGACTGTCGTCCAAGTTCCCCAAACATAACCCGTTCCCACACCGAACCTGGCCAAAGGCCAAGGAGAAGGCTCATGGTACGTACATCGATGCTGAAGCAGGAACTCAAGGTCCACATCCGCTGGATGATCCGCCGCGACATGCCCGAGGTTCTGCAAATGGAAACCGCGGCGGCTCTGCCCACTCAGTGGAATGAGGAACGCTTCCTCCACGCTCTCCGTCAACGCAACACCATCGGCATGGTTGCTGAGGCAATTGGTGGCATGCACGGCCCGGAGGGCAAGGTGCTGGGCTTCATGATCTACGAGTTGCACAAGCACAAGCTCGAGTTGCTCCGTGTGACCGTGGACAGTGAGTTCCGTAGGAAGGGCGTCGGCCGTCAAATGATGGACAAGCTCATCAGCAAGCTGTCCAGTCACCGTCGGACTCGTGTGTGTATCGACGTCAACGAACGTCTGCTCGATGCTCAGCACTTCTTCAAGGCCGTAGGCATGCAGGCGGTAAGCACGCTACGTCGGGCCGACGAGAACGACGACGACATGTATCGGTTCGTGTTTCGTATGGCCAACTCGACGGCGGAAGAGGTTGAGGATCTGGACGAGGTCCACCTGGACTAAGCAGGAAAGCAAGTGGGGGCGGTGACGTTCGCAGCGTCCCGCCCCCTGTTCGACCCCCAAACCCATTTTGAATGAGGAGTCAGAACACGCCTATGGTACGGAAACTTCTTCGGTTTGGCAACAACAATGCCAAGCTCAGCAAGGACGTCTTCACCCTCAGTCTACCGGCCGGTTACTCCTGCCCCTTTGCGAAGCAATGTCTGAGCAAATCGGACCGGGCGACGGGCAAGATCAAGGATGGACGCCACACGACGTTCCGGTGTTTCTCGGCGAGCCAAGAGGCTCTGTATCCAAACGTCCGCGAGTCCCGCTGGGGCAACTATGAGGCCCTGAAGGGCCTGAGTCGTCAGGGCATGACCAAACTCATCCTTGCGAGCCTTCCGGGCAAGGCCAAGATTGTGAGGCCGCACGTCAGTGGCGACTTCTTCAGCCAGTCGTACTTCGATGCGTGGTTGGAGGTCGCGAAGACGGAGTCCGAGCGTCTGTTCTACTTCTACACGAAGGCCCTCAAGTTCTGGGTGGCCCGCTTGGTGGAAGTGGGCGACGGACACTCGCCTGGTCTGGTTACCAACTTTGTTCCCACCGCGAGCCGTGGTGGAAAGGACGACCACCTGATCGACGAGTACCACTTGCGGTCGGCGATTGTGGTGCTGAGTGAGGCCGAGGCCAACGGCCTGGTCTTGGACCACGATGACACCCACGCCATGAAGCACGGGCCGGACTTCGGTCTCTTGATTCATGGACCCCAGCCGGCGGGGAGCGAGGCGGCGAAAGCTATCTCGGCTCTTCGTGCCCAGGGTGAATGGGGCTACGGGAAGATGGCCGACAAGCGTCGGGTGGCCCTCACAACGGTCTAATGGGAGTACCCAATGAGTCCAACGTGGTTTCAAGTGGAGTACCGCGGCCGATTTTCCACCTTCCGCACCTGTGCTGGTCCGGTGGGAGCTTTCCACCAGTCCACTGGCGAGCGTCCACAGGAGTGGCAGTATCTCAACGACAAAGAGACAGTCGTCAACGGCTGCCTGGTCACAAAAGTTGATCTGAACATGTAACGGGAGCAAGCTCATGGACAAGTTCTGGTTCATCTATCACGTACTGTACGAGAGACTCGACCCGCCCACGGCCTTCAAGGAGTACCTGGAGTTCGAGCCGGACATCACCGAGCAACTGCTCCTTGAGCCGGCACTGGACAACATCGAGGACGAGGGGGCCTGGTTGGCACTGGCCGACCGCCTGGAAGAAACCAAGCAGGACGACGAGTCCGAGCTTATCCGGGCTCACTTCGCCCGTGTCTACACGGACAAGGCCAACGACGACTGGGGCTACCTCAGCACGGTCAACCTCGCGAAGCTGCTACGGGAGAAGCTGGCCCGTAAGTTCCCCGGCGTCAAGTTCTGGGTGCGGTCGCATTCATATTCGATGGGCTCGTCCATCGATGTGTACTTCGACGGCACCAAGCCCAACGCTCCCCCCAAGATCGAGGTTGATAAGTACCTCGACCGCTATGAGGGGTCGGACTTCGACGGCATGGAGGACATGAAGACGAGTCGGCGTCGCAAGGTGATGTGGAAGGGGAAGTGTCGTCAGATCAAGACCGACTTCATTCACGTCGAAAACTACGTTCCAGGTGACGCTAAAGCGTCAGCATGAAATAAAGGGGCCTCGCAATGAACCGCATTCTACGTGTCCATGGTTACAACACCGAGAACGGCAAGGCCACCAAGGTCACCCTTCGCTTCAACGAGGACAAGAAGCTGCTGAATCCGCGAGCCCTGGCCGCGAGCAGCATGGTCGGGTGGGGAAGGTGGCAACAGAGTAAGAAGATCGAGACGAAGTGGGGACCGGCCTGGTACGTCGGCACGGCTGGCCACGGTGGCTATCTGTTGGTGACCCAGAAGCCGCCGGCCGATTTGCCTTTCGGTCATGAGGGGCTTGGGGGAGAGCCGGCGTTCTTCGTTGAGGAAGACGCGGGAGTGGCCTATGTGTGGGAGTTCGAGGAAGACTGCAACTGGGCCATCCTCGAGTACTTCGACGAGACGGCACGAGAGACCACCCGTGCAGAGATCAACCGGTATCGCGTAGCGAGGGGAGAGGAAGCCTTCACCAGCGAGCAGTTCCTGAACGAACGTGTCATCCCCACGATCAAACAGTGGCACCAGGAGTACCTGGCGAAAACCACGTTCGGACCCCTCAATCCCTTTGAGTGCTGGATGGTTCAGAGCAACGTCAACACCATTCAGGCCGGGGAAATGACGCTGGAAACCGTGCTCGCCACCCTTCGGCACAACGGCTATCCCCAAATTGCTGCTGCCGTGGAACAACACATGGAGGCAACCAGTGAGCAAGTCTCTACTTAGCACCATCAAGGTGGGTTCGAGAGTCACCATCCGCGTACCTGCCGGGCTCAATATGGACGGCAGTCACGATTGGCAGGAAAGGACAGGTCGTGTCGTCATGCGGTCCTCGCACGGAGGTTGGGTGCTGAACCTCGGAGGGCCTCATGGGACGCCTGGTGTCGCTGATGCAGAGAACATCGTTGCAGTAGGAGGGAAGCGGCTATGAAACAAACAACAGACCTTACGCGGCAGCAGCTAGAGGGCATCGTGTCGTTCATCAGAGCCCGCATGTTTCTCGCCGACAACGGTAAAGACTGGGTCCGCGACAAGGAAGTGTCCGGAGCGGACTTTGTTGAGGACGTCTTCAACATCCTGGATGAGAACGGCCTGGCACCCGACGCCGAATAGGAGCGAAGCGACTAATGACGATTCTTGTCTGGAGGCACGCCGGCCCATCTCGCCCGGCCGGGTGGGTTCAATACGCCGAGACGCCTGAAAAGGCCGCGGAACTGTTTGAGGAGCAGTTTCCAGACGCCTACTACTATCCGCTGCACTCGATTTTTCTTGGACGGGTTCGACACTGCTGGCGAAACCGCGAGGAGTCCTTCAACCGCGACTCCTGGGTGGCGTGCATGGTCACACTAGCCGACGAAGGAGGCTTATGAACGCATACCGCGTCTACCGCCGCATCATCGACAACCCAATGTACCCGGAGCAGAACGGGACGCTGGTCTTCATCCAGGACTACGGCGACCTGGACCCGAAACGCTGTTGGCGGGACGATTGCTTAGGAACGACAGTGTTCGACGCAGAGTTCTGCCGAACGTGGTACGCCGACTATGGCGTCAAGTGTGAGCATTGGGTCGCCATCTACAAGGGCTGGACGGTTGAGTACGTGAAGGTGGACTGCTACGCCGACGACTATGGTGAAAACCCCACGCCGTTGCACGTCAAGCTTCTAACCGAACGTCTTTGTCAAGTAGAGCGTGAACAGTACGAAGCACGTCGCCGTGGTCATGGCCCCAACATCATGAAGGGCTACGACCACACCATCCAGGGTCTGACGTGGAAGATCGAGCGGGCCTGCCGCATTAACCCCGACTTACAGGAGGAGTATGGCCGCAACGTTCAACATATCGGTGCGTGAGTTTCGAGAGCGGGACGCACCGCCCCGAGTAGTTCGGGACATCATCGAAGCTCGTAAACGGGTCTGTCTCAAACGGTTCCTCAGAAAGCACGGGACGCCGTTCGGCGACGGACTGGACTCTTCCCTGCTGAGGACGTTGGTAAACCTCACGAGGTCTGCGGAGGGAAGACATGAAGCACGAACTTGAAGACCGCGTTTGCCTGAACCTCGAGTTTTGCAGGAAGATCGGGGCCATCATGCAACTAAAAGACAAGAAAGGGGAGATTTACAGCATCACACGATGGCCAAACCCAGGCCTGGACAACGTGAGCGTCCAGTGGGACGACGGAGAACGTGGAGTGTTCAAGGAAAACGACCTCATCAATCTAACACGAGGACACGCATGAACTCGGCGAAGCCGCTGTGCGAAATCAAGACCACCGTCACCGTTACCGAGGAACGTGCCAGGGATCTGCTGGTGGGTGCCTTCGAGGGAGGGAGCAATTACTGGTACTTCATCAAGGACCGCCGCTTTGGCCCCCACAAGAGCAAGGACTTCAGGGCCGGCGGTCAGTTCTACATCGAAGGTGGCTACTGTCCCCTGTACCTCATTCCGTTCGTAGAGGGCTGTAGTCTGGTTATCACAGATCCCTCGTCGGATGACGAGGACAGCAAGGAGTTCATTCTGGACCGAGCAGCCATGCAGCGTGGCTTCCAGGTCATGCAGGAGAAGTATCTCCACCACTGGAACGACTTCGTGACTGAGAACGACGACGCCTGCACGAGCGACGTGTGGTTGCAGTGCTGCTTGTTTGGAGAAGTGGTTTACGGGTAAGGGGCCTTCGGCCCAGTTTTCAAAGGAGAATCCGCTCATGACAATCAGAAGTGAATCTCTGTTGACGACCAAACGACCCAACTTCACCTGGGCCTGCCGCGTGCGAGCCAAGGTGCAAGCGTTGCCGCGTGGCACGGTGCTGATGGGAGTTGCGGCAGAACAGGCGAACCTGGCAACGGCAATTCTGGAGGCGGCACGATGAGTCTCTGGGCACAGACGTTCCGACGCGAGAACTATCACTTTAAGCCGCCGCTAAAAGAGGTTGTGGTAGTTATCTTTGAAGCTGAACCCATCGTGGGGAGCGGCGAAGATGGCTCGTGCGAGAAGTTTTGCGACGCGGCCTGGACCGCATTGTTCGAGCAGTATCCTGGCTGGGTGTGCCCTTACAACCAAAGCAAGCCACCGCCAAACCAGTTTGAGAAACTACGCCACAGTTTCTGTTCCCCCGGTACAGAAGGGCCTTTTAGAGAACTGACAAAGGAGACTCATGCAAACGCTTGACGCGAAAGTGTCTGTGAAGGTCATCGAGATTCTCTGGTCCGAGAACGAATGGTTCCAACGAACGAACAAGACCGCGGAGTCGGTGAAGTTCAAGTCTTACGAAGAAGTGAACGGCTATCTACGGACGATGGCCTACCACGGTCCGTCTTTGGGCTACGACAAGACCGACTTCAGGGTCACCTTCGAGGACGGGGAGACCTACGAGGGCCGGTACGACCTGCACCGGAGCGGCACCGAGCAGGAAAACCCCAACGGTCGGTGCGACCTGCTCGACCACATCCGGGCTCACGTCAGCTTCTACACGGGTGACCACAAGCCCGAGTGGATGGAGAAGGACGACTACGAACGGATCGTTGGGTACACCTGCCCCAACGAAGAGAGGCGACAGGAGTACCGGATCTTCTTGGAGAAGTACCTTGGCCAAACGTAAACGCAAACCAAAGGTCGGCGACCTAGTGTTCATCGACGTCGTTTCGTCGTGCTGCCCAGGTATGTGCCGCATCACAAAGACCAAGGACGATGAGTTTGGCAGAGGGCCACGATACCTTTGTCACTCAACCAATCAGGGAGCGGCGTGGTGGTGCTCAGATGAGCAAATCACCAGCATCGCCACCGAAGACGAAATCGCCCTGTACCACGAATGGAAGCTGATGGACTTCGACCCAAAGGTTTCCGAAAACATCGATAGAAAGGAAGACCATGGAAGAGACAGTGCAAAGGTTGCTCGTCGCCGCAAAAGATGAAGCTTGCCCCGACGACAGCCTGGACGACGCCGTGCATGACATGGTTCAAGAGGGCCGGCTCGAGATGCTCAACACGCTGGAGGGCGAGGATGAGCAGGAAGAGCACATCGCGGCCGGCGAACGGTCGGCCTCCTCGATCAACAACGAGGGCATGGAGGGCCAGATCCGGTTCTTGCTGAGTGTGGGGCTCAGCGAGGAAGAAGTGAAGTACGAACT